GGGGGAGGCTTTCCCCAACACCTGAGGGGCCTCCCAAAAGGGATATTCAGAGCGGATTAACCCACCACTCCTAGACTTGGTTGATTGTTTCTGTAAGAGTTTGGAGCAAACCAGACTCTCTGCAATTCGAGGTCGCGAACCTTCAACGACAGTCCTTCTTTGGACGCCGCGACGACCTTCTGCATGAATCGCAGTGGGGGTACAGTGGAACGGAGCGCCGACTCCAGGTAGGGAGTCGTTCTTACCATATCGTAATCGTTGGTTTCATAGTCGCGAAGACACAGAAATTCCGGGATAGGCTGCAAGTCATGATTCTCAAACCATTCTTCCATGTATTTCTGCTCAGGCAAAGAAATGCCGAACAAATCTTGGACCATCAACCTCGATTGTGTTGACGGTTTGATGGTGGAAGGGGAAAGAGGGATGAAGTCGAGGTCATTGTACCTTCTGATGAAGGTTTCCTTTATTCCTTCAGTGTGGCGGATGATCCAATCACACAACGCGTGTATGACGGGGCATCCGACATATTGATGGGAATAAGAAAGTGCCTTTCCTCTCAGAAGAGAAAGCAGTTTGCGGTCTGACGAATTTGCGTACTGTCCGTCAAACCATGACATCTTCATCAAAACTTTCCTCGGGTCCGTTATGATCCGGAGATCTTTTGAGAAAATCATGCCACAAAACGACATCTCATCGTAATTGCGGAAGTGTTCCAATTTGGCAATCAAACCAAATCGACTGTAATACTCCTGTTTGATGTCCAACTCAAAGTTGGATCCAATGATCGTGTCGTCACCCTCGACGACAATCGAAAAGAGCTCCTTCTCTATCATCAATATCTTCTCTATGATGAAAGACGTTGTGAGCAAATTTACCAAAGCGTTGGCACAAGCGGTGTTGACTTCTCCAGAATTTCTGGTGGGTTCATTCTTCTTGAATGTGAAACCCTTAAATTTGATGAAATCGCCCGAGTAAAATTGGTTCATTAACCAATCCGCTAGGGCATCATCGAAGAAGTGCTGGTAAATGATTTTTTCAGTGGCAAAAGAAAGCAATCTTTTGCAAGAAGCTTCAAAAGATGTGAAATCTGAAGACATAAATCGGGAGTATTTAGCGAATTTGTCTCTGATGAAAGCGGGCCGGTCTGCCCACTTCACATGCTTGATGAAGTATTCTGACTGATAAATTTCCGTCTCCAAAGTCTTGATTATGGGACCGAGGAGGCATTTGGCTGGGTCATCTCTGCCGAGGATGCCCCTCATCATCTTGTAGGACGGATAATGTTCTCTCTTGATGAAAGCCAAGACGCTGAATAATTCTTTCCGTCTTTTA